TCTACGGAACGTCTCGCAAAAACCTTTACTGGTGCAATGAGTAACATGGGCGATTCCATGACTCGTCTTGCCGCAGAAATTGGCGATATTTTCCTACCAGCACTCACAGCAAGTGCTATAGAAATGGGAGCCATGGCTGACTCGATGAGAGAATGGATACAATTTGCCAGAGAAGGCCGAGAAACGATTAATCTATTTGGTGATGGTTTGGATGTGTTCGGAGCCAAACTGCGTGGTATGAAAGACATTGATGAATTGACTCGAATGATGAAAGAGATGGAAGAGCAGATGGGTGTCAATAAAAAAGACATGGCAGAGATGGGTGACATTGCATCTATTAAGTTTATTCCTCCAAAGGCAGTAGATAATCTTAGAACATTTACGTTATTGCTAGGTGATGAAGAAATCAATTTAGATAATATTCAAAAAGGTCTTACACTGATTCCGGGTCAGATGAAAGATTGGACCGGTGCAACTGAAGCCCACGTTGCTACACAAGATACAATGAATGTCGGTTCTGAGACATATATTGCCAAACTGGAATTAATGAAACAACGTATTGCAGAGTTGAGAGCTGAAGAGATAAAAAGAAATGATATTCTTAGTGATATCAACATGGAAGAAGTGTTACGCCAGGAAAGAATAGATGCATTGATAATTTTGGAGAAAATGGAAGCAGATGAAATAGCCAGAGCCAATCAACTCATGGATGACCAAATTGCCAGAATGGAAAACGCTGCTACGGCTAGTGCGGGTATGAGAGATGGTATGAAGGCACAGATAAATGTAGCTGGTGCATTATCAAGCGCATTGCAAACTGCATTTGATCCAGATTTAGGTGATGGTGAGGCTTTTAAAGGCTTTGTTCTTCAGTTAATGTCTGCAATGCAAGGAGTAATCTTGGCATCGGACGCAATGAACAAAGCATTGACATTCGCCTTTGTTCCTGGACTTGGACAAACAGCAGCCATAGCAGCCTTAATAGGATTAGAAGTCGCCAAAGCTAGTGTGAGAAGTATCAAATTTGCTGAAACAGGATTTGAAGGTGTGGTAAACAAACCAACAATGTTTATGACCGGTGAAGGCAACAAAGCTGAACATGTATCAATAACGCCGTTGCAATCTCCGAATATAAGCGGCCCGCAAAGTGGTGGAATCAATATAACTATTAATGGTGGTTTAATAGATGATAGTTATGTGAGAAATGAATTGATACCAGCGTTGAATAAGGCCACATCATTAGGAACAAGGCTTCATGCTTAGTTTTGATTCGTCATTATCTAATGCACTCAAACTCAGCAATACAACAGCCTTCTGGGTACTGAAATTATATTATAATGCAGAAGGTTCAAGTGATTTCATAGGCGTATCTGATACCCACCGTGTAGATGGATCGGATATATATTATGGGCTTGTAAGTTCCTGGGGGAATTATTCACAGTCTTTAGACTTTTTTAATTTTACAACTTCGACTGGAAATATGTCAGTAAGATTAATCAATACAGATAAATCAATTAAAGGCGGTAGGTTTTCGGATTTATTCAGTACAAATAATTTCGCAAATAGAAAGTGGGAATTATTCCTGAATACTTCACAGGCTGGAACCTATGATACTGCGGCACGGATGATTGGAACGGGTATAATCTCAGGTGATATTGGATATGATTATGAAAGCGTGAAATTGACCTTGCTTGATAATAGTTCAAAATATCATAAACGATTACCGACAAATGTAGTCACATCTGCTACCTATCCAAACGCACCAGAAAAGAATATAGAAAAGCCGATTCCAATAGCCTACGGAGATTTCCACGCAAAGGATAATATTGGCACTATTCCGTCATCTCCAAAGTTTGATTATTTTTTTACTAAAGGAAAATTCCCAGCTATCATTACTAATGCACTAAATGAAGCTGATGGATATGTTTACGCAAAAGTTGATAATGAAACAATGCACACATTAGATTCTGACAACATTTATATATATAACAATGGGCATTATATTGCTTGNGATACATCTAATACAGCCTTATCGAATCCATCATTAAAATACAAAGGAACATCGTGGTTNTTATTTGTTCCGATGAGTGCAGAATCAAGTGTGTCTAACTGGGTTGATGGAAGTTTCAGCACTTCTACAACATTATCAGAATACACAGGCACGGAAAATAGAGATATTTCAGTACCAGAAGTCCCGAATCTTGGCGTTGTGAGCCGTGTTGATGTGATTTTCAATTATGGCACTATTTACATGACGAATGCGGAAGAATACTCAGTATTTGGNGTGGATGCNCTGAATGGCGGAAGTTTAGATACAACTGTTCAGATTCAAAGCGGTGACGGATGGGATTTTGCCCAGAGTGGTCATCTGGAAATAANAACAACTCCTGAAGCTGGTGCTATTAGTGTTAATGTGAAAGAAATGGGAGTGCTTGTCACCCTCGCACCATCTAAAACGCTGACAAAAAGAATTGATGATTTAATTGAGCATAGGATATATGAATATGATTATATTGAAGAAGGTGATATGCCATCTGAAACATATACAGTTACAACTGAGCGAGTTGTATCTATTCCAGCGGATATTGATTATGTTTACTGTTCAGGTAAAGGAAGAAGATATGGTGCTTGGATAGATACTATAAATTCAGCAGNTAGAACAAACGCAAACGGTGACGAACCAGATCCGAACTATGCGGCAAATGATCTTATCGAAAATCCAGTTTATATGATCGAAGATATTTTAAGGACTGAAATGGGATTGGATAGCTCAACAACGGGGGCGGATATTGATATTGAATCATTCGACAGATCAGGAAATGCTCAAACAGACGGAACCAAAGGAGATATTGCTTTCACATTTAATGATGCAATCGCTGATATTAAATTCGCATTTTCACAGTATAAATTCATCAATTCTAAAGACCTTATTAATCAAATATGTAAACAGATATGTAGTTGGGTATGGTTGAGTGGTGATGGAAAATTTAAGATTAGGACATTGTTACGACCATCTGATACATTTACAGCAGATAAGACGATTGACTTCAATGATATAAATTTTAAATCAATCTCAAGAACAAAACTAAACACCGTAAGAAATGACATCACAGTGAATTACAATTATGACTATGGACAGGATCAGAACTTGAGTCAGGTGAACACCACTGATTCAACATCGCAAGGTACAACAGTGAACGGCAATAATCAGACTTTAAAACTTATAATTGATGCAACTGGAACACTTGATTCAACAACAGCAACACAGTTGGCAGATGCTTACAAGGCAATATTCAAGGATAGGAAAATCGTTCTGAATTTTGATTGTGTTCGACCGTTGTACAACGACCTTGAGATTGGTGATATTATTACNTTTGATAACTGGAATTCGAATTTAAAACTATATGGAACAGCATTCAATTCTNATTATTTCATTGTTCAGGATATAGCAAAAACCCCCGAAGGTTGTTCCATTAAGTCGATAAAGGTTGATTAGCGTATGATCACAGATTTAAAAAGCTCCTGCAAAGTGAGCATAACAGCAAGAGAGGTTGGTTGATGGCGAATGTAAATATAAGAACTCCAAGATTTTACCCATGTCTGGCGAATCATCGAATGGCAACTGGTTCAGCCCAGAATGGAAACTTTGATGTGATGAGCGGAATAGACTTAATCAGCACTTTCACACAAGGATCGGAAGCAGAATTATTTGATTTAAAGCCCATGAATCAATGTAGCTGGGATACATCCGCAGATCCAGACGGACACGTTTTAGTAAATATGGATACTGGTGGTGGGTTCAATATAGATTTTATTGCTATCCTCAATCACAATATGCACTCAGCCGATGCAAAAATTAAAGTAGACCACTCTGGTACTGAAAGTGATGTTCAATCTGCTAATATGGGAGGCACAGATATAGCAAGTGTGGTAGAGGTGGTGAATGCTGGTGGAGGATCGGGTATTACTGGTAATGTTATTACTCCTGAAGCTGATGGTTCTACAATTATAACATTTACATCATCAAGCAATAGATATTGGGGGATTCAATTTGAAGGTTCTGGTGGATTAGATAACAATGCTGGAGGTACTCAAGATTTCGATGGTACAACGATTTAAAAATTGGGTGCGTTATCTTCGGAGAGTTCTACAATGCGCCCCATGCACCAGACTTAAGTGTAAAGCGTTCTATTATGTATGACGGTGTGAATGTTCAAGAATCTGTTGGTGGGCAAAGATATGGAAACGCAACCCATAGAGGTCGTAGACGTGTGGGTGTAGGCAATCAGACACCGTTTGTACAAGCAAATGCGAATTATTATGTGTATGGTGGCAGAATGGCTTATGATATGAATTTCTCATACTTATCATCAGATGATGTCATGCCTTCGGATTATAAATCAGAAGTATCTGCAAGTGATACAGTTGTAGCTGATGTGTGGAATAGGACGAGTGGTAATCTATTGCCTTTTATATTTACATCTGATGGTACTTCTACAGCAGAATCTGATTATCTATTCGCAAGGTTTGGGCAAAATAGCCTTGATATGACTCAGGTGGCTTTAGATACATTCAATATATCTATGAGGATAGAAGAAGAGTTTTAACCTAACCCATCATTCCTGTCAAAATAAAGGCGGCCAGAAATGGTCGCTTTTTTTTTCTTGTATATTAACTGTTTGCATATTATACTTACAACGATGAGACAATCAAATAATAAACATTATGACACAAATGGGGGGCTTCTCGGTCATCCGACCAATGTCTCATCGCATCCCAAGCCCCCCGTGTCAAAGGATGAGACAATGAACCAAACAATAAAATGTCATGACATAGATACTTTTGTAGAAATAATCCACTTATTGACACAAAAGGGATTCGCCTTCGAGGCCGATACAAATAAATATAAAATTGAAATATTAGGCTATTAAGGGGGGTGAGTGATATGAGAAATCAATTTACTTTCAAAACGAGTGTCCATATTGATTTTCTATTGAGTGTGGATAGGGATGAGTTCATTGAAACTCTACTAATGCAAGATGAAGAGGTCGGAGAAATTGTCGAATGGGAGCCTGTGGATGTTTCTAATAAACATATAACAATCGAAGTGGTGTATAAAATGAAAGAGTGGCAATATATGGATTTTCTTGCAGAATCAGACCCACGCTGGCAGATGAATGAATATGGTCAATGGTATCAAGGGGGTGAGTGATATGAGAACCTTAAATGAATTAAGAGTCATTCAATTAGAAGCAAAGCAAAAGGAAAGAAAAGAAAGATTGAGTGAAGTTGCACCTGAAATGCTTGAGATGTTGAAAGAGATAAATGACAATGATGATGTTTATTACAAAATCAAATCTGTCGGTGCAAGAGCCAGACTCAGAAAAGTTATAACCAAAGCTGAAGGGGGTGAGTGATGAAACTAATATCTATCGGTAAGAAACTATCTTGGGAATCATCTGAATTGGTGATTTTAAGATTATTAAAGAATCAATTATTATCTATCTATTCGGATACTGAAACTGAAATTGATGGTTTGAATAAAAATCAATTAATCGGATTGCTTAAAAGTGTAAGTAATAAAGTCGAGAACATTGATAAGATTATGGATCAGGAATTGGAAAGATTAATTAAACGTGATTCCGATATTTTCAAAGATCATAGATGTTCGCATTGTCAATCTGATAAAATCTATGTTTGTGATCCTTGTATGGATATATGGGCTGATGAAGTTAAGAGGGTGGCCCTGAATGGCTGATAACGTGAAATTTACTATCATAAAGCCCGAAAGAATGAAAAGTCACATATATGTTAGGCTAATGCGTAAACTCGTCAAAATCCTTGAAAAATTGGATGTTGGCGTAAAAATAAAAAAGGTGAAAATATGAACGTACCATTTGATTTTAAGTATCATGCTGAAATCCAA